GTGAGCCTATCATTGTGCAGGCTGGGAATTCATACCCTCCTACTGGCAGACTAGACATCCTGTATAAGAATAAACCCTATACATTTCATATTGATTGCATAGAGAAACCTGGACGTGGTGGATCTGCTGGCAAGATGAATATCGATGCCACTAAACTCATTGCACAGGGTGATATTGAGGTTGTCCCTGTCCTACAGGGACAGAAAGATGTCAGATGTAAGTGCTTCTATGACTCTAGGGAGTTGTATGATGCAGTCATCTACGGTCTAGACAATGAGCCATCTGTCCCTGAGGCAGTCACTGACCAGATGATAGACTATTTCAAGGATAATCTCAAAGGTGATTACAACATTATCTGGCAAGAGGGCATCACACCCTCACAAAAGACTGAGTTGGGTAAGTATTTTGGTGAGGTTTTGATCGGATATTTGGGTCTGAATAAAGTAACAGGTCATACATCTATCAGTCCATGGCAGCAGAGCAACATCAAATGTTTCATCGTCCCTGATGACCCATCATTTGCTGGTGTTGACTCAGCATTCCTATGCCATGACGGGACCATCATCCCCATCTCATCTAAGTTTGGTAAGGGTGCTCAGGCATCTATCTTTGCCAACATCATGCCTGTTGCCATTAAGAATATGAGCACACTTCCTAATGGTGTGCTGAAAGATCTAGCCGAGATCTCATCGAAGTATAGTAATCCTGCTCGCGAGGGTAAGAAGATTGTCTATGAGTATGGCATCAAACATATCCTGGAGTTGAAAGACATTAGTAACTCCTACGATGTCTATACAAACTTCAAGTCTGGCAAGATCAAACCAGAGTATGCACACGTTGTAAATGCTGTCCGTACCTATGTGATGAAAGGTGGTGATGGTAAGGAGTCTTCTGCTAAGGAGTTGGTAAACAACCTACCCAAGTCCCTGTCTAGTTGCCTTGCAAGAGGCATCTCAGACCGTCTCAACGCAGACTCTGCTTCTGTCCTCGCTGCTAAGTCATTAATTGCTGGTAAGAATTTCTACCAGGCAAACCTGAATGACGGAGACTGGAATCGGGGTAAGGTCTTCTTCAACATCCGTAAGGCAGGGGACATGAAACTGACCTTCACAGGATCCAAGGCAGCTACGACAGATATCGAACTGAAACAAGGCTTGCTCAACTACCTGCTGGCATGATAGAATAGAACTATGGCAAAAAACACACACCTAGAGCACCTAGAGGACGACATCTTCAACCAAGGTTTCGTCGGTGCCAAGAATGCAATCGAGTTTCTCAAGTCCCTCAGGGACATGCTGAGCACGGGTAGTGGTGGTAGTGCCACCAAGGTCACAGTGAAGTGGGACGGTGCTCCTGCTATCATCTGTGGTGTTGACCCTATGTTGAATCTCTTCTTCGTGGGCACCAAGAGTGTCTTCGCTAAGACTGAGCCCAAACCTTGCTACACCAATGCTGATGTGGATCGTTACTATCCTAACCACCCCATCGCTGACAAACTGAAGCAGTGCCTCAAACTCCTACCTGACACTGGTATCACAGGAGTTGTGCAGGGTGACTTGCTCTACACGAACACTCCTCCCAAGGTCAAGATGGGTGGTAAGGTGTGCTATAAATTCAGACCCAACACCATTACTTACTGTGTTGAGGCAGCGACTGAGTTGGGTCAGAAGGTTGCCGTGTCTGACCTGGGTATCGTCTTCCACACCCGCTACACTGGTCCCTCTCTGCCTGAGATGAATGCATCTTTCGGTGTGGATGTGTCCAAGATGCAGAGTAATAAGAAGGTCGCAGTCTTCTCTGCCACCTTCCAGAATACCAACGGTGTTGCAAACCTCAGTGCTGCTGAGCGTAACCGTCTCAACAACAGTATCGCCGTTGCACAGCGTAATCTTGTCGCTGGTAAGTCCTTCCTCGATGCAATTCAGGAGAGCAAGGGATCGTTTGCATACACTGCTCTCTTTAAGATCTATTTCAACCAATTGATCAAGTCTGGTCGCATCCCTACTAACGCTGCTGCTATGCACAGAGAGTTTCTTTCCTTCGTTGACATGCGTTATAAGGCAGAGATTGCTAAGAAAAAGACTGACAAAGCGAAGAAGCAGTGGGAGGACCGCCGTGCGGACGCAATCAAATACCTAAATAATAATAAGTCTGTTATGTTTTCCGCACTTAGTGGATTCAAAAATCTTATCGCTGCCAAAGAGCAGGTGATAAATAAGTTGAAAAAAATTCAAGGTGTCGGGACCTTTCTAGAAGATGAGACTGGTTACCGAGTCACGAGTCCAGAAGGATTTGTGGCCATCAAGGATGGCACCGCTATGAAACTCGTTGATAGACTGGAGTTTTCACGAGCAAACTTTACCGTCGCAAAAGACTGGGGCAAATGAGATTTATTCAATTCCTGAAAGAAGCAACGAAGTCGGCAACCAAAAAGCCACAGACTTCATCGACTGGTAAGAAACCTTCAGCATCATCCAAAGGTTTAGAGGACAAACATGTCGCCATTACTTTTGGGAGGTTTAATCCTCCTCACGCTGGTCATGGTAAGTTACTGGATGCAGTCAAAGCGCATGGCGGTGACTCGGGTAATTACCGTATCTACCCCAGCAGAAGCCAGGACCATAAGAAAAATCCTTTATCGGCTCATCAAAAAGTAGATCACATGCGTAAGATGTTTAAGGATCACGCAGACAAGATCCAAAACAACGAAGCGCATAGAAACATCTTTGACATTCTTCGTGACTTGCATGACGAAGGACATGAGCATGTAACCATGGTTGTGGGTGACGACCGTGTGAAGGAGTTTGAATCACTCACCAACAAATATAATGGTGTGCATTATGATTTCAAGTCTATTAACATCAAGTCTGCAGGTGCTCGCGCTGACGACAGTGATGATCCTGTTGAGAATCTCTCTGCCAGTAAGATGCGATCCCACGCACAAGGCGGTGACCACGACTCTTTTCATGCAGGAATGCCAAAAGGATATTCCAAAAAGCATTCTCAAGGACTGATGCAGGATGTCCTTAAGGGCATGACACCTCCACCTAAGAAGTCTAAGAAGAAGAGTGAAGTCCACGAGCAAACTCTCTGGGAGTATGCTCCTAAGTTGGACTACGATGCTTTCCGTAACCACTATATGCTCGACCATATCTTTAAGGTTGGTGCAATCGTAGAGCATGATGATAGTGGTCTTCGTGGTAAGGTTGTCCATCGTGGCACAAACTATGTGATCTTTGAGATGCCTGATGGCACTGAGCACCGTGCATGGTTGCAGCATATGTCTGAGGTTAATGAGCATGAGCAAGAGGTTGCTGCTGACACTACCAAGGATCAAAGCAACTATTCTGCTGATGATGGCAGCGGTAACACCTGGAAGATTGGCACCGATGCATATCGCATTGCACTACAAGATATGACCCCTGGTCAAGCAACTAAGAAATTCTCACAATTCAATAGTGAGATTAGAAAAACTGCCACAACTAAATAATAATATCGAATTCATTCGACCTTAAGAAAAATGACGTTAGAAATTCTCGTATCTTCTGCCCTAATGGGTTACACCATGGATGAGCAGAGCAGAATCCTCAAATCTATTGAAGAAGGATCTGACCTCCCCACTGCTCGCCTGAAGAAAGGTGCTGAGAAGGTTATTGAAGTCTTCAATGACTGGGAGCCAGTCGTCGAAGGTTATGCTGGTTTCCCCGTTGAGCGTGAAGCAATCCAGAAGAAGAAGGATCAGCACAAAGATGATCGTAACGTCGGTCGTGTCGTCTCACAAGGCGGATCTCAGTATGTGATCACTGGTAAGAAAGCAGATGGTCGCTACATCGTCGTTGGTAAGAAAGGTGATAAGACTGCTAAGGATGCAGGTGACATTGGTGTTACCAAAAACGAATCCGTTGTCGGCATTGACATCGAAGATCTCCACAATATGATGCTGGAAGGTATGAAGCAAGCTCGCAAGAATGTTGGTGCTGATTCTTGCTGGGATGGTTACAGTGCAAAGGGCACAAAGAAGAAGGGCGGTAAGGAAGTTCCTAACTGTGTCAAAGAAGAAGAACTAGACGA